AACTTCCTGTGCATCGCCGAAAACCCAATGCGCACCGGCATGGATCGCAAGGCCATCGCGGCCATCGCGTCCGCCTCGCAGAACAAGAGGATCAGAGAGGCCAACGCCCAGTACCGGAAATCCATCAAGGGCAAGCCCTCGACCGACGATCTGCTGCACCAGCACCTCAACGACTCGGCGGCAGCGGCGGGCAAGCTGGTCAGCGGGACATTCGGCGCAAAAGTCCACATCAGCCAGGGGCTGACCGAAGCCGCCAAGGCAGTGAAGGCGCAGGAAGGGATACAGCCCTCCAGTCAGGCGGAAAAGCTGCGCGAGGAAGCCCGCGCCGCGATGGCGAAAATGGAGTACGAAAAGGTCAATCCGCCGAAGATCGTCTCCCACCCCAGCGCCGCGCAAAACGTCAGCATCGTGGCGGGGATGACGCCGGAGGCGAAATACGATTACTGGCTCGAACTGGAAGCCAAAAACAAGCGAGATGGCGATCTTGAAAATAAAGAAGAGCGCCATTGGCACAAGGTTTTTCCCAACTCCACCACCTGGCGCGCACAGAAGGCGTTGCGCGAAAACGGGTTGAGGGAGGCGTGGAAATAAAAAGACCGGCATCCGTTATAGCGGAAACCGGCCCATTTGGAACATCAACCAAGGAGTGAATTATGAATGAAAACGTGGTGAAACTGCAACCCCCCGGCGCGATTCTGCCGCTGACCAACATCGGCGTGGCCGAACGGGCCGTGGCCAGGCTGTGCAATCGCGGCCCGCTCGACCCCGGACTGGTGGTATTCAGCGGCCCCAGCGGCTACGGAAAGAGCATTTCAGCCGCCTATGTGAAGGCACGTCACCCCTCCTATTACGTCCAGGCGGACGATTTCTGGACCAAGAAAACCATGCTGATCGCCGTCTCCCGCTCGATGGGCTTGCTGTACTACCGGGGCAAGGACGAGAGCCGCCGCGAGTATTGGCCGGAAATCAACGTCATGGCCGACGCCATCAAGGCGCAACTGGAACAGAGCCGCCGCATCCTGATTATCGACGAGTTTGATTACGTGGTCGCGAAGAACCTGGTGGAGTCCGTGCGCAGCCTGTACGAAGGCAGCAAGGCCTCGATCCTCATCATCGGCGAAGAAGGCCTGCCGCAAAAACTCGAACAGTGGGAACGCTTCCACGGGCGCGTGCTGGACTGGTTCTTCGCCGAACCGGCCAGCCTGGCCGACGCCCGCGAAATGGCGCGCGCCAAGTGCGGTGGCATTGCCGTTGCAGACGATCTGCTGGAGCACCTGATCAAACTTTCCGGCGGCAGCACGCGGCGGGTTTCCAACAACCTGGGCAGCATCGCCGACGAAGCCGCCGACCAGGGCTGGGCCAGCGTTGACCTGGCGACCTGGGGGACGAGGAAATTGCAGACGGGGAAAGCCCCGAGGAGGGGGGCGTGATGGCGCGTAAACCCATCACCGCCCTCTCCGGCGGCAAAAGCCCGCGCCAGCGCATCTGGGAAGCCATACGCGCCTGGGCGGGCACGGGGGACGGCACCTTCACGGCGTCCGTCCTGTCCCGCACCGCCAAGCTGGAAATGTCGCCGATCCAGGACTACCTGCGCGGCCTCGTGGCCGGCGGATGGGCTGGCGTTGCCGTGCAGGGCGGGCGGGGCGTTGAAAACGTCTACCGCCTGGAAAAAGATAACGGTATCGAAGCCCCCCGCGTCCGCCGGGACGGCAGCGAGGTCACCCAGGGCAGCGGCAACGAGGCCCTGTGGGGCGCGATCAGCGTGCTCGACAGCTTCACCGCCCAGACCATCGCCGATATTTCCGGCGCAACCCCGCATACCGCCAAAACCTATTGCCTGTTTCTCGCCCGCGCCGGTTATCTGAAAGTGGCCAGCCAGGGCAAGGGGCGAGGTAAAGGGGGCGTGGCGTCGGTTTACCTCACCGTAAAAAGCCGCATTTCCGGGCCTAGAGCCCCAATGATTACCCGGCTCAAAGCCGTCTACGACCCGAACCTGCATCAAGTGGTGTGGATGGAAGGCGCGGATGAAGCGGTGGAGGAAATGGACCATGTCTAAGCCCCTGACCGACGAACAGCGCACCCGCGCAATGGCGCTGTTGAGACAGGAAGTGGCGCGCATCAACATCACCCGGGCAGCGCTGCGTATCGGCATGGATCGGGCCACCGTCTCCCTGGTGGTTCGCGGGGTTTACAAGGCCAGCCCGGACCGTGTGCTGACCAAGGTGCTGGCCACGCTCGACCGCCGCGCCTGCCCTTACCTGGGCGCGGAAGTGCAGGCCGAATACTGCCGCGAAACCAACACCGGCCCCACGCCCACCTGGGACCCCTCGGCACTCGCGCAGCGGCGCATGTGCCAAACCTGTGAATACAAGGAGCCGCCATGCAAACCGCAATGAATACCCCTCAGCGCCACATCCCGCCGCAGAAGCGCGACCAGAACGCCCATATCTCCGCCAGCACGGACAATTACGTCCGGTGCATCGACTGGCTGATCGTCAAAGGCTTCACCATCACCCATGCCCAGATCGGCGGCGACCACGCCCTGCCCGTCATCCACATCCAGACCGGCGGCCTGTGCAACCTGTTCAAGGAACGCTACAACGCCGTGTGCTACGGATTCCGGGGAGAGCAAGGCGTGCGGGTGGATACCTGGCGCGCTGAGGTGCTAGGCTGCCGGATCGAGTGGATCGAGAGGGGGCACTGATGGGCACCATCAAATCCGTCCAGCGCTCGATGGGCTACCGGCGCGCCGACACCTGCGCCAACTGCAAGCACCTGCTGGAAACGCCGCAGGGCACGGGTAGGGTGGGCACGGCCTTTGTGCCCACGCGGGCGGAGTGCAAAAAAGGCGGCTTCTACATCAGCCGCCTGGCGGTGTGCCAGCAGCACGAAACCGAGAAAGGCCCGGCATGAACCCCGAAAAAATCCCCCCCGTCAAGACAGCGATCCTGCAAGCGCTCCGCGCCGGCCCCATCGAAGCGGGCGAGCTGTTCGACCGGGTCGGCAGCTCGTTCAGCAGCGCCGCCAGGCAGCTCGTCGCCGCCGGCCTGGTCGAAGTCGCGCGCGGCCTGTACCGCATCACCCCCGCCGGACGCGCCGCCTGCCCCATGCGCAACCCGCACCTGGAAAAGGAGCGCACCGCATGAGCTCGGATTTCACCCCGCCGACCCCCGCCACCAGCGCGATCCACCTGGCCGTCGCGGTGACGGCCTTCCGCCGGGCGGAAAGCCGCGACGAAAGGGTCGCCATCGCCGAAAAGCACAAACCCCACATGCTGGAAAGCGACATCGCCAGGATGAGGGAAGCGTTCAAAACCATGAAGGAGGTAGCGCCATGAACACCCGCCAACTGCTGTCCCTGCTGTCCCGCCACGTCGGCGCAAACAACGGCATAACCGCCGCGAAGATCGGGTCGGCGCTGAACATCACCATGCGCCGCGTGCGCTTCCTGGTGACCGAGCTGCGCGAAGACGGCGTCGTCGTCTGCGGCACGCCCCACACCGGCTATTACATCGCCGCCACCGCCGAAGAGCTGGAGGAGACGTGCCTGTATCTGCACCACCGTGCAATGCACAGCCTGACGCTCATCTCCAGGCTGCGCGGCGTGGCGATGGCCGAACTGCTCGGGCAGATGAGGCTGGAGACGTAACCGCAGTCATGTAGGTTGGGCACCCCGTGCCCAACAAACCCAAAATTATCACCCCCAATCATTTGTTGGGCACGGGGTGCCCAACCTACATGAGCATCAACCGCTTTTTAACCGCAACAAAAGGAGAACCAAAGTGAACCAACCCCAAGCAAACCCCATCCCAGACGGCTACATGCAGGACGCCAAGGGCGCCCTGTGGCCGGTCGCCACCATGCGTCAAATCGACATCACCCGCGACGAACTGGTGCATGAGATCGTCGCCCGAGCCAAGGCTGAATCCGAAGCGCTGGCCAAGTTCAAGGCCGCGGTGTTCGGCGACATCGAAGCCTTCGTGCAGTTGTCCGGCGAGAAATATGGCGTCGCGATGGGCGGCAAAAAAGGCAACGTCAGCCTGCTGTCCTTCGACGGGCGCTACAAAGTCCAGCGCGCCGTGTCCGAATCGCTCGCCTTCGACGAGCGCCTGCAGATCGCCAAGGAACTGGTCAACCAGTGCATCCACCTGTGGAGCGAGGGTTCCCGATCCGAGATTCGCGCCCTCATCAACGACGCATTCCAGGTCGATAAGGAAGGCCGCGTCAACGTCGCCCGCATCCTCAGCCTGCGTCGCCTGGAGATCACCGACGACAAATGGCTGACCGCCATGAAAGCCATCGGCGAAAGCATCCAGGTAGCGGGCAGCAAAACCTATTTCCGGGTGTATGAGCGGGTCGGCGACAGCGAGCAGTACCAGCCGATCAGCCTGGATATTGCGGCGGTGTGATGGCGATCCTCCTCATCTTCGCCAGCACCTTCGTCGCCGTGTTCGCCCTGGGCTTCCAGAGCCTCAACGTCAACCAGGGCCACTACCGCGCCGCCGCGCTCACCTCGTTCGCCATCGGCGGCGGCAACCTGATGATCCTCAAGATGGTGCCGGACGGCGACCTGTACGCAATGGCCGCCTACCTGACCGCCGGCCCCCTGGCGATCATGGCCAGCATGTGGGTGCATCGCCGCACGCTGGGGCGAAAACGAAAAATGTAGGTCGGGCACTCCGTGCCCGACAAACCCAAATTTATTTGTTGGGCACGGGGTGACCAACCTACATGCCCGAATTTATTTGTTGGGCACGGGGTGCCCAACCTACATGGCTTTTCAACCGCAACAAAAAAGGAGCAACACATGAACCAGAAAGACCTGATCGACCAAATCGCCAACATCGTCGGCGAAAGCAGAATCACCGTAAAAAGCATCCTCGAAACCGCCGCCGACGTCATCCACACCGAGCTGATCGAAGGCGGCGAAGCCACGCTCCCCGGCCTCGGCAAGTTCACCGCCAAGCAGCGCGCAGCCAAGAAGGGCCGCAACCCCGCCACCGGCGCGGAAATCGACATCCCCGCCAAGCGCGTGCCGCATTTCAGCGCGGCCAAGGCGTTGAAGGACGCGGTAGCGTAACGCGAAACAGGATCATCTTGCCGGCCCCGGCAAAACGATCCTGTCTGCCCGGCATGGTGGCCGGGTACTGATGAGCAGCCAAAAATGAAACCGCAAACCGCCCAAGACCTCCGCCGCCGCGAAATCGCCACGATAAAGGTCGCCCAAAAACAGCTCGGCCTGGATGACGATACCTACCGCGCCATGCTGGAGCTGGTCACCGGCAAGCGCAGCGCCGCCGATCTCACCTGGCAGGAGCGCAAGAAAGTGCTAGACCACCTCAAAACCAAAGGCTTCAAAATCAAAGGCCAGCAGCCCAACCAGGCCCACAAACCCCTCGCGCAAAGCAAGGCCGCCCTCGAACGCAAGATCGGCTGGCAGCTCGGCAAACTGGGCGTGGGCTGGGATTACGTCTACGGGAAATTGCAAAACAACGTCGCGCCGGGCAGGGAACGCTTCGAACTGTTGACCGTGGCGCAGATGGGCGACATCAGCAGCGCCCTGGAGCGGACGATCCGGTTCAAGCCATGACCGCCCCCGCCCTCCCCGACTCCCTCCAGGCCATCGCCGACCTCATCGGCGCGCCGGCCGCGCTCAAGATCGCCGAGCGCTGGGGCGGCACGCGGCTCTACATCCCCGCCGAGCCCGGCGACGGCCACGAACTATCGCGCCTGATCGGCCTGGATGCCGCCAGCGAACTGGGCACAGCCTACGGCGGCGAACGGGTCGAAATCGCCAAAGCCGACGGCTGGGGCCGCGCCCTGCGCAACGCGCTGATCGCGGAAGCCCGCCGAACCGGCCAGAGCCAGGCCGCGGTCGCCCGCGCCCACGGCCTCACCGAGCGCCACGTGCGCAGCATCGAGCGGGGCATGGACGGGGATGACCGGCAGGGCGGGTTGTTTTAGGCACCCCGTGCCCAACAAATGATTGGGGGTGATAATTTTGGGTTTGTTGGGCACGGGGTGCCCAACCTACATAGCGGATTGACGGCCACCACTCCCCCGGCGTAACCTGTATTTAGCCCTGCCTCGCGCGGGGCTTTTCTTTGTGCGGATGCTCTTCCGCCTAACCCAAAACCACCGCCAGCCTTAGCATGGCTGCATGATCGCTCACTCGCCCACCTGCTCCGCCTGCGCACTCTGGTTCCAGAAACCCGACGACAAAATGACCGCGCTCGGCTACGGCCGCTGCCCGCATCTGCAGGCGGGGCAGTACCTGACGCCGCAATCTGCCTGCCGCCTGCCCAACAAATTCAAGGGGAAGGCATGACACCCCAGCCGCGCACCCTTCTCGCCGCCCTGACGCTTTCTGCCGCCGGCCTGGTCGGCATCGTGACGCAAGAGGGCTATACCGACAAGGCGTCGATCCCCGTCAAGGGCGACGTGCCGACCATCGGCTTCGGCACCACTGGCGGCGTCAAGCTGGGCGACACGACCACGCCGCCCAAGGCGCTGGCGCGAGCCCTGACGGACGTGCAGAAGTTCGAGGGCGCGCTCAAGCGCTGCGTCAGAGTCCCGCTCCACCAACACGAATACGACGCCTACGCCAGCCTGGCCTACAACATCGGCCCGGCGGCCTTCTGCAAATCGGGCCTGGTCAGAAAACTCAACGCCGGTGACTACCCCGGCGCCTGTAATGAAATCATGCGCTGGACCTTCTACCGGGGCAAAGACTGCGCCGCGCCCGAAAACGCCCGCCTGTGCGGCGGCCTGGCCAAGCGCCGCGAGCATGAATACCGGCAGTGCGCCGGGGAACAAAAACAAAATGGCTGAAAAACTCCTCGCCGCCGTCCTGTTCCTCGCCCTGTGCGCCGGGGGCGGGTTCTTTGCCGGATACCGCGCCGCCTCCAACAAATTCGCCGCCCGGCAGCTCGCCGCCGAACGCGCCGCCAGCGCCGAATATCGCGCC